AGCACTACCGGCAATGCTGCAACCGCAACGAAACTTCAGACGGCACGCACAATCGGCGGGGTGGCATTTGATGGCAGCGCCAATATCGACCTGCCTGGCGTGAATAAAACGGGTAATCAGAGCACAACCGGTAATGCTGCAACCGCAACGAAACTTCAGACGGCAAGAACAATCGGCGGGGTGGCATTTGATGGCACTGCCAATATCAACCTGCCGGGTGTGAACATTGCTGGTAACCAGAACACAACAGGTAATGCTGCAACCGCTACAAAACTGCAAACAGCCCGCACAATCAACGGTGTTAAGTTTGATGGTTCTGCGAACATTTCGATACCAACAATTACGTCCAGAGGGCGTGTTACTGCGCTCACCAGTACAACGCAAGGTGCTACTACTGGATTGCAGATGTATGAGGCGTACAACAACGGCTATCCTTCTGCTTACGGGAATGTGCTTCATCTTAAGGGCGCAACAGCCGCTGGTGAAGGCGAGTTGTTCATAGGTTGGAGCGGTACAAGTGGTGCTCATGCGCCTGTGCATGTACGTTCGCGACGAGATACTGATACAGCCAGTTGGTCTGAGTGGGCGCAGGTCTACACATCGAAAGATTCCATCCCTGGTGTAAATACCACGGGCAACCAGAACACAACTGGGAACGCGGCGTCTGCAACGAAATTACAAACGGCAAGAACTATTGGTGGTGTTTCATTTAATGGCACCGCAAATATCGACCTGCCAGGCGTGAATAAAACAGGTAATCAGAGCACTACCGGCAATGCTGCAACTGCAACGAAACTACAAACAGCGCGCACAATAGGCGGGGTTTCGTTTGATGGCACCGCAAACATCAATCTTCCGGGCGTCAATATTGCCGGGAATCAAAATACAAGTGGTAATGCAGCTACAGCTACCAAGTTAAAAACAGCCAGAAAAATAAGTGGCGTGGCTTTTGATGGTTCCGCCGATATCACATTAACGGCAAGTCATGTTGGTGCGCTAGCAACAAAAGGTGGTACTGTTACCGGTGAAATTATATCCAGCAGCCAAAATGCTATACGCCTAACTTATAATAATAACTATGGATTCCTAATAACTAATACTGGATATAGTTTCCAGATATCAACCACTGGGCAAAATGTTAATGGTGATGTCGTTTACACTCCATTAAAGATAGATGGCGGTGATGGTCGCGTAGAATTAGGACGTGCTGATGGTCATGTAAGGGTTATGGGGAATTTATCTGCCGCTGGTCAGATTACCCCTGGTAACTATAGTAATTTCAACACGAAATATCAGGCTAAAAACACAGCATATGCCAACATTCATGGATGGCATAAGGATACATCAACTAAGGTGATGATGCAGTGGGGGATTATAGCGGCTGTTACTCCAGGAAGCGTAGTTAAATTTCCGACTGCTTTTCCTGAGGCGTGTGCGGTAGTTGTGATTTCACCTAATAGCGGGAATGCTGTTAATGCAATTCTTTATACATATAACAACTCAGCCACTGGTTTTACAGTAAAAAGTAGCTCCACTGATAAAGTATATGCACAGTATGTTGCTTATGGGTATTAAAAATATAGTTAATTAGAATGAAGGCTTTTAAATGGCAAAGTATTACAGCAAAGATACTGGTGGTTTCTACGACGATAGACTAAAAGAAGATTACGATAAAAACGGTTCATGGCCGTCCGATGCTGTACATATACCTGATGACTTATATGATGAATTGTTATCAGGGTATGGCAATGGGAAAATAATAATTGCAAATGGCGATGGTTATCCAATGTTATGTGACCCACAACCTATGAGCTTAGAGGATAGAGTCAGCATTGCTGAAAACACCAAAAGTAGTCTTATGAATGATGTGAGCATAAAAATATCAACGCTTCAGGATGCTGTTGATATGGATATTGCCACTGATGAGGAAATAGAAATGTTGACAAAGTTAAAGAGGTATAGAGTTCTTCTTAATAGAGTTGACACTTCTGTTGATGCAGATATCTCATGGCCTGAGATGCCTGCATAAACAATCATAACAATCCAATCAGCACTGCTTTTTTGATATTTCAAGCCCTCTTTTGTTGAGGGCTTTATTAGTGAGTGCTTTTGTGACCTTTTTTAGTAATACAATCCTTTGGTACAAAAAAGCCGCCGTCCAGTCAATGACGGCGGGCAAAATGAACACTCAGTTAGTGGTATCTGAGAGGGTGGCATTATATTCACTGAATGACGCTTGTGAAGACTCACATGTCATCATTTTGTCTTCAAGAATCAGCTCACATCTTGCGCATTCAAGCGTATTTCTCTTTAAAGCCGTGTTTGGACCATTTGTTGATACGCGAATTTGGCATCCTCCACGCTCTGAGTGACGAGGCTTACGAAGCACCGGGCCATCATATACATCCATTTTGTGTGAACGGCATTTAGTCGGGAAATAACAAACTGGATAAGTTGAAGCGGCGTTAAACGTCATTTCTGGAGGGGTATGTTTGCAGATTATGAAAATCTGGCTGTAGCAGTCATAACATCCCTGCTAAGTGGAACCGGCGTATTCCTTCTCGGAGTTAGAGACGGGCGCATATCTGCGTCACTGCTCAATCTCGCGAGTGAATTGTTTACTGCGGTAACTGCCGGGCTTGCGGGGTTTTGGGTGGCTGATAGCTATGAGTGGCCTGAAGGCATCATTTACTGCGTTGTTCTGATTGCCAGTAACAACGGAAGTGAAATTTTACAGGGCTTGAAGTCCAGAGCTAGTAACGTCTTGAATCTCTTAAGCGTAATAGCGAGTGGGGGAAAAGGTGGAGAGAAGTAATGGGTGACTTTGGAAATTATTTCATTTTTATCATGGCATTTGTTGCCGTTATTGACCGTTTCTTATTTCGTCGCAAGAGCGTTGATATTTTGAGCATTGGCGAAGCTGTAGTGAAAGAGTCTGCTATAGCGTTTCCTGTGTCGCTTCGCGTTAAGCGAAGCTGGGTAAGCAATGCACAAATCGAATATTGGTTGCAGGACTTGAAAAATCCATCTGTGGTTATTTCGGGGAAAACAAGACCAGTTGACGCCTCAAAACGCGGTGAGAGAGAAGAATATTTGCTCATCGACACGAAATATCTTGAGCCAGCGAAGTGGGATCTAAAGGTCACATTGACTAACGGTAATTGCCGCCTGAATCCGCTTTATCGCATTTTCCCTATCAATGACTGCATAGAACGCCAGTTTATGATTGAAAAGTGTGAAGGAGACTGGAATGTCAAATAAGTCTAATTATGTTCTTCTTAATTATGATGAGTTAAACGAAAAGGGGCTGGCAAAACTCGTCAAAGAAATCGGTAAAGGAGGCTACAAGATAGCGAGGGTGATCCCCGCCAGTAATGGCAGGAAGAAAGACGGGATCATGACGCGCACGTTTACCCTTATCGGAATCGATGAGCAGACGATGGACGTTCAGGTTAATGATACTGGTGATATTTCTGGTGTAAAACTGAACGGAAAAATTGTTCCTTTCAAGCCTGTTAAAACGCTGACGGCTTTAGGGCAATCACTGGCTGCTTTATTTAATAAAGGCGCATCATCATTTCAGAAATCATTGGCGCGTAAGTTAGCTCGTGCGGCGAAAGATATTGATGATGGAAATAAGAAAATAAAAGGCGTTAAGTCCAATGCGCAGAAACTAGCAGAGGCAAAGGAATCTCGCGATGCGATCCGCGAGGATATTGAAAGGGCCAAAGAAAAATTAAATCAGGTGCAAGGTAATTCAGACCGCGCAACAAGAGAAACTGAAATCATTAGAACCGAGATGGCGCAGGAACTGGCGAAAACTCGCGTATTGAAAGAAGAAATAGCGCGCCTGGAGGAAGATGCATGATAAAGAAACCTATTCGAATAAATATCCAGTCCACTTTTGCAGATACGCTCACTGGATATACGCCTAATCGTTGGGTGGCGGAAGATATCACCGAGGATGATTTACTTATCGAGCCTGCGACGCTGGAAGATATCGAGCTGGCCTATATGGGCAACGAAATTTTGGTAACTACCAATGAGGCAATGTTCGAAGCTATAACCACAACAAAATTGCGGTTAGCACAAACAATGCGAGCATTTGTCCGGGCGCTTAATCGCGGCCTGAATGGCACTAACATTGCTGCGGGTACGGATGAGGCAGGTGAATATGAAGACGGACGTAATAGTATCGGTGGGGCAATCATTGGGCGCGTGCGCCGGGTTGCTAATATCCCTGTTGTAACAGCACAAATACCTCTAACCGATGGGCAAACGACAAGCATAATTTTCCATTCTCCAACCGCAGACGGCACAAGAATTAAAGGGGATGACGAGCTGGTTGCGTTTCAGTTTCTTCTTAACAAAAGAAACGTTACGCATGTTGTTGCGCCAATCGGTGGGCGTGATGTATCTCTGAGCCAGGTGTGTCAGGCGCTTTCTAACCTCATTGAGCGTAACAGTGCAAAATTCAAAAAAGCAAAGGAGCGCCAGGACAAAATGAAGGCTGATATTGAGGGGTATCTCAATGAAGCCGACAAGCTGGCAGAAGAACGTTCTGTGCTGATTGAGCAGGTTGAAGACGCACAGCGGGGGCTGGCAGAGAAACGCTCAACACTCAATGATATGCAGAATAAATTAGACGCACAAAAAGCCCTTAACGCGGAATTGCAGGCTAAACGCGATAATTTATTGTCAGCTAAGAGCCAAGGAACTAAAGAGCGTGCCTTCAATGATCAACTGCGACACATAAAACATAATCTTGCTACAGAAGGCCAAACAACGCTGGATAATGGTGCTGTAGTTAAGTATGTCACGTCAGGCAGTGATAGCTTTGTCACGATTGAGGCACCAGAAGGCAATTTCAGTATTGATGTCAGTGCTGTTAAAGGTGGGAGTTCAGCGGACGCTGCAACCAAATTACTTAAAGCCTATCGTGAACATAATGCTGATCAATACAAAGTGGATGTGTTGCCTGGTCAGCCTGAGCCAACTGATCAGCCGCAGCCTGAACAGGAGCCACAACCAGAATCACATCCTGATCACCTGGAAGTTGGTAAATATCGCTATGCGCTCCAATCTCGCCCGGCGGGTGTTGGTGCGGTTCCTGAAGGAAATAAAGCTGTACTTGACCGTCCTGATCAGGCTGATCCGTATTACGAATATGCTCGTCACGGAATCATTACGTATGACCGCAAACTGACAGACGAAGAAGTCAGTCAGTACGAGTTGCTATATCTCCCTGGTGACGATGAATTGAAAGAGATTGCAGGCGAATTGGTTGCGTCCAGTATGTCGAACCATATTGATGGCTATGTTGATCTGTTTGGAAGCGACTTGAAAACCTTTAAGGCGCAGATAAAAATCCTCTTCCGCAAAGCATTTCCTAACGTCGCTTATCCACTTGGAGATGGGGAGAACCTTTTTATAATGGATATCTATGACGCGCTTCAGAATCAATCAGAAGTAGTCGAAGCTGAACAGACATTAGATCAGGCACCGGAAGCTGTACAAGAACCAGAACCTGAGTCTGAACCTGAATCCCCCCAAGAGTCTGATACAGGTTCAGATGGGCCAGTAGTTAGTGAGGCTGATCAGGAGGCGGACAGTGCGCTGGAATATCTGAAATCCGTGCCGTTGCAGTTTACGTCCCGTGATTTGACGGTGATTAGAGCGGAGTTTGATCGCATTCAGGAGGCAGCTAATGTTCTTATCAACGCAGGTCGATATGATGAGAACGAGTCACTTGTTGGTGCGGCAGCCGATCACCTGATCAACATTCTGGCAGAGATACAACAAGGGGGCGTGTGGTGAAAATATCAGTAACGGAGCGCCTTAGCTTAGGCAAAGAACTGTCTGAGCTGATGTCAGCGCAAAAAAGCGCGACTGCGGTACAACGTGTCACTATTGGCGTGCGGATAGTTGAAGTGATGATGAAGCTGGGGCTTGGTTCATCGAATAATCCAGCACAACAGCAAGAAGAGGAAGTGCAACCGGCGGCACAAGAAACGCCTAAAATTGTTGCTGACTTCCTTAGTGGTGCATTTACTAAATCATCACAAATGGAGTTCATCGATGCTTTGAGAGGCATATCTCAATATATTGGTGAATTTTTGACACTCGATCAGGCCAAAGAACAGACCGTAAACTGGGTTTCAGCTAACGGGTACGCAGCGTGAAAGAAAGGGGCAGCAATGCCCCATTTTTAATCAGAAAATAATGTCGTCAACCTTTATATTATTGTTTATTTTACTTCTGAGAACGGCTATCTGGATCACTGCAGGTATTGTAACGCGATAAGCTGTGCCCCCAATGTCAACTAACGTCCATGCGGCCGTTATTGCCCATCCAATTGGACCGGCTAAAAGGCTTACTATTCTAACTAAAGTAGCATTTGCTGCAATTGTTAAACCACGACCGATCAATGCCTTTAGTATAACATTGGCTAACATAACTGTAATTTGATATGATCGGAATCCGCCACTATTAAAAATATATTGTATTGCAGCCAGCATCGCTTCACGATTGAATGTTTTTAAGTTTACTAAGCCAAATTCTAAAGCAAGTTCTTTTATGTCTTGCTGCGACATCTTATCTAAAGCATCACTTAAAATCTTCATAAGAAGATTTCTCTCAATCACACCCACTTCGCTTTCAGAATTAAAGTTTACTTTTAGCCTTTTACATACATCAATAAGAATTTCTTTATAGTAAACTCCTTTTCCACCACGCAACAATGTTGCAAATGTATTTCCACCATAGCATTGGATTTCGGCTGCAATTTCACGCCAGTATAAGCTATGTTGAGGTCTAAATTGCTTATATAGTGGGTTGTTTGATAATTCTTCAGTCCAGCGTTTTTTCCCATCGCTGTCATAAATCAACAGATTGACCAGATCATCTAGATCACAATCGCTGCACTGCGATAAAAATGTTAAATCTCTATCTGCGCGATAAGCCATATCCACACTCCACTTGCTTAAATAATGTTTACACCTAACTTATTGACAATAACCATATAAATTGTTGAGCATTTTGTTATGCTGTCTTTATATTCTTTTGTTAATATTTCCTCCAAATGCTCACCAACAAATTTCCTCATAATATTATTCATTGTATGTAGCTTGGTATATATATTTTTCCCATCTATAAGATTATCACGCTCAACAGGTGAATAAGATACTACCCAGCCTTTTTCAATTAACACCCGTGCGGACTCTGTAGATATGTTAAGTAGGACGCATGGATCTATATCCACAACCTTACAAAACTTTAACATATTCTCTACTGAGAGAGCCGATTTACCATTTTCAATTTTCCCCCAACCAGCACTTGTCATACCTAGCTTGTTTGCTATGTCTAATTGGGTGATTCCTTTCTCCTCGCGAAGGTCTCGAATATGAAATGCCAAAATTGTCAAATAAGATGTTTTCATCATCACCCTCCGATATCTACCATGATACTAATTTTTTATTAAACTGCAAGTTTAATAAACTGGGTGTAGCACTGATTTTCTGTTAGAGATGTCGATGAGATAAATTCGGTTGATATTTATCCTGTAAAAATGGGGGAGGGGGGGAAGGGCTTAACCTCATGATGTTCGAAGACAAAACAGAACAAAGTGATTTCAGGCTGAAAACCTGACCTGGCTGCTGGACACCCCGGATAACCTCCGGGGGATTCGGTATTTCTTCTTTGAATAGAGCGTTTTTAACAAATACCCCGTAAATCCTCGCCCAGCCAGGGCGGGGAGCAGTCACCGCATTGGTGTGACAGATACGGCGATATTTTTATTCAGTTGATGCAGTGCCAGCTCGACAGTTTCAACTTTTGATGAATGTTCGACGTCGAGAAGCCGATCAATCTGTGTTCCATTTTTTCCGAGTTTGCGCGCCAACTCTGCTTTGCGTGTGCCGGTTTCTATCATCGCGTTGTGGAGTGCAGCCTTCATTGCTGGTAGCACTGGCAAAGAGACAACGTACTCACCTTCTTTTGGCTCGCTACCAGTGGGCACAGGTCGGCGTTCTTCAATCTCAATCGCAACCGCTGCGACCAATCCATAACCAGCCTCAAGCAACGCTTCTTCAACTGATTCACCCACGGAATTAAACAATGGTAGGTCGCGGCATGATACGACATACGCGCCGGTTCTGTCGTCGCGCTCCAGCTTTACCGGAAAGTTAAACATAAAGAAGCTCCTAGTGAAAAAGGCTGGGGCTTAAAGCCCCCTGGTCCTTCATTATTTTCTTGCGTAGCGGTTCAGGCATTTCCTTTGAACCGTGGCCCGGGAAAAACGACCGCTTTCCGTTCAGGTTCGCTTTCTGATGACTGCCGCCACCAGGCGCTTTCGTGACTGCTCCCCGCCCTGTCGGGCAAGGCTTCCCACTTCTCAGGCCGCAACCGTCTGTTCGACGGATTTACGCTGGCCTCCATGGACAGAAACGACGAGTCCCGCCGCCTTTAGTTCCAGTATTCCTTTTTGCCGGATGTTGAGTGCCGCATTGATATCGCGGTCATGTTCTCCTCCACATTCAGGGCATCGCCAGATGCGTTTATGAAGTGGCATTTCCGGCGTTTTGTAACCACAACAATGGCACGTTTTCGAACTGGCAAACCACTGGTCGAGTTTTACCAGGTGAACGCCTTTTGTCGCTGCCTTGTACTCCAGCTTTGTGATGAAGCTGTGCCAGCCAGCATCACCTATCGCTCTTGCCAGATTGTGGTTTTTCATCATGTTGGCTGTTTTCAGCGTCTCCACAATTACCGCTTGGTTTTCGTCGACAATCGCGCGAGAGAGCTTGTGTTGAAAATCAGCACGGGCATTCGCCACCCGTTCGTGTAAGGCCGCAAGACGGATTCTGGCCTTTTTACGATTCGCGCTTCCCTTTTGCTTACGGGATAATGCTTTTTGTTTGCGTCGCAGATTACGACCTGCATTGATGAGATGGCGAGGATTCGGAACTTTTACAGCATCAGAAGTGATGGCATAGTGCTCCAGCCCCATATCCAGACCTGTAATCTTTTCTTCCTTCAGGTACGTGGGTTTCTCTGGTGCGGAAGCGCCATCGTCACGAAGAATGGAAGCGTAGTATTTCCCCGTTGCAGAACGGGTGACAGTGATGCTTTTCAGCTTTCCATGAAGTTCACGATGAAGGCGTGCTTCTATCGGGGCCAGTTTGGGGATTTTGATGGCATTATCCAGCACCTTAATCCCGACACAGTGATAGCTCGATTGTTTTCCGTGTTTGCGTTTAAACGTCGGGAACCGCGCTTTCAGCTTCGGATTAAAAAAGTTGGAAAATGCCACATCAAGATTGATTACCGCCTGTTGCAATGCCATTGAATCAAATTCTTTGAGCCAGGCATACTTACGGGACTTCTTCGCTACAGACAGCAACGGCTTCAAATCTTTGCGCGGATTTAAATTCACCCCATATCGCCGGTAAGCGTGTTTTTTGATGTGAAGAGCTTTATTGTACGCAAAGCGTACCGCGCCGAACTGGGCATTGAGATACTTTGCCTGTTCCGGTGTTGGATAGATGCGTACTTTTGTTGCTCTTAACATAGTCACTGCTCATTGGTACAGGTTTTTATGCTAACACCGTAATAATATTTTTAAAGCCCTGTGGGCTTTTCCGCCTTTCCTCCCCGCCCGCATTGGGCGAGGGTTCTCGGCGGTTGTTTGCTGAATACTTCACAAGTTTCCTTATGCGATTTATCCATCGTGGGCGATAAGAATGGCAACACAAAAGATATAAAACACAACAAAAATGTTTATAAATATAACTTTTGTGTTTGGTGGTTGCGTTTTTGGAAAAGCATTTCTGCATATGAAAAAACATCAGCATATGGTGAAAACAACGAAAAATTACTGATGAAATCACACACTGGATAAGCTGCCACGAAATCGGAAACCTTTTGCGGTGAATCATGGCAACGAAAGACAAAAACAAGGGCTTTATGTCGGCATTGAAGAAAGCCTTCAGCGGTGGTGATGTTACGCCTGCCGATCCGGTCGTATTTGCGAGCGGGCATAGCGTCGTTGCTCGTTCTGGCCTGTCCGCCTTGCGTCCTGGCATCCTGGGGAGCAATAGCGATGGCATGACAAGCGCGGCGGATACTGTATCTATATCGGCAGAATTACCGAGTGACCGCCTGCAAAAATACAACATACTGGAGACGATGGCGAAAAGTCCGACTATCTCCACAGCATTAAACATTCACATTGCGCATTCTCTGGCTCCATCAAAAAAAACAGGCCTCGCATTTATTCTCTCTCCGAAAAATGGGGCGGATAAGGAGGCTGTAAGTCGATGTGAGGAATTGACCGCTGATTTAAGCTCAATGATTAATGATGGCCTGCCATCGTGGGCCATGATCATGGCTATTTTCGGTGTGTCGTATATCCGTCCATATGCAGAGCAAGGGAAGGGGATAACTGGAATTGAGTCGAGCTATTACACGCTCCCTCATTTCGTTCAGGAGTTTTATCGCGGTAGCCAACTTGTCGGATTCAGCGGTGATTATATTCTGGATACGCATACTTTGCGCAGAGTTATAACCGAACCGTGGAATCTGGTTTCCATGAAAAACCCGTACTGGACGCCTCAGCATAAAGTAATGCCAGTAACTTACGGCACTAAAGGCTATTCCTTGCTTAGTGAACAGCAGGACAAGCCGTTAATGGAGACGCAGAACTACGGTACGTCGTTTCTTGAATACAGTTATGAACCCTACCTGAATTTATGTGCCGCGCTTGCTGCGCTGAAAGCAACGCGAAACAACGCTGCAAAAATTGATCGCCTGATTGCACTCACAACGAACACGATAGATCCGGTAAATGCGGCGAATTATACGCGCGGGGTCAGCCAGGCACTGAAGCGTCATAGCGACCTCGTAGCGCAACGGTCGATTAATTCTAATGCTCTCCCATCTGTACTTAACCATCTGATACCCGTCATGGGGGATGGGAAGAACGGGATCACCATTGATACGCAATCTATACCCGCA